AACCAATATCACTTAAATAAGTGATAGTCTTAATACTAGTTTTTAGACTAGTCATTGGAGAGCAGATGATTGATGTCTTAGGACCGGAGAAACGCAGACGGCGTACTACACAGGAAAAGATCGCTATTGTTCAGCAGAGTTTTGAACCGGGAATGACGGTCTCCCTTGTTGCCCGGCAACACGGTGTGGCAGCCAGCCAGTTATTTCTCTGGCGCAAGCAATACCAGGAGGGAAGTCTTACTGCTGTGGCCGCAGGAGAGCAGGTCGTTCCTGCCTCTGAACTTGCTGCTGCCATGAAGCAGATTAAAGAACTCCAGCGCCTGCTCGGCAAAAAAACGATGGAAAATGAACTCCTTAAAGAAGCCGTTGAATACGGGCGTGCAAAAAAGTGGATAGCGCACGCGCCCTTATTGCCCGGGGATGGGGAGTAAGCTTAGTCAGCCGTTGTCTCCGGGTGTCGCGTGCGCAGTTGCACGTAATTCTCAGACGAACCGATGACTGGAAAGATGGTCGCCGCAGCCGTCACTCAGATGATACGGATGTGCTTCTCCGTATACACCATGTTATCGGAGAGCTGCCCACGTATGGTTATCGTCGGGTATGGGCGCTGCTTCGCAGACAGGCCGAACTTGATGGTATGCCTGCGATCAATGCCAAACGTGTTTACCGGATCATGCGCCAGAATGCGCTGTTGCTTGAGCGAAAACCCGCTGTACCGCCATCGAAACGGGCACATACTGGCAAAGTGGCCGTGAAAGAAAGCAATCAACGATGGTGCTCTGACGGGTTCGAGTTCCGCTGTGATAACGGAGAAAAACTGCGAGTCACGTTCGCGCTGGACTGCTGTGACCGTGAGGCACTGCACTGGGCAGTCACTACGGGCGGCTTCGACAGTGAAACAGTACAGGACGTAATGCTGGGAGCGGTGGAACGCCGCTTCGGCAACGAGCTTCCGGCGTCTCCAGTAGAGTGGCTGACGGATAATGGTTCATGCTACCGGGCTAATGAAACACGGCAGTTTGCCCGGATGTTGGGGCTTGAACCGAAGAACACGGCGGTGCGGAGTCCGGAGAGTAACGGCATAGCAGAGAGCTTCGTGAAAACGATAAAGCGTGACTACATCAGTATCATGCCTAAACCAGACGGGTTAACGGCAGCAAAGAACCTTGCAGAGGCGTTCGAGCATTATAACGAATGGCATCCGCATAGTGCACTGGGTTATCGCTCGCCACGGGAATATCTGCGGCAGCAGGCCAGTAATGGGTTAAGTGATAACAGGTGTCTGGAAATATAGGGGCAAATCCACCTACTGCCATTACCCACACTTTCATCATTTCACGTAAACGAAGAGAAAAGCGCACCTGCCATTACTCCATACACGGAGAAGAACAATCACCAAAACGACGGGAACAACCCAGACGAAAACACAGAGAAGAACCACCTCAAGAAGAACGAAACCACATACGCCGGTAGAGAGTACAAACCACCCATTTCACCCACAGGAATAGTCGCCGTATTGAGCGTTATCAGAGAGAAGGTTTATGCCCACATAAGAGAGAAAATTCGAGGGAGGTATAAGTGGGAAGGGGAAGAGGGGTATCGCTACTTTTTCCGTATAAATTCAAGCCATAGTTTTCGTCCCCCGTAACGTCCCTATCCACCCCTTCGGTCAGCCTTCGGGCCATCCAGGGAAAAGGCCATGTCCCTTTTCAGGAACGGGAGCGTCGCCGCAGGGAAAAGGCTGGAGGTTTTCAGGGAAACGGTGGGAATCCCGCTGTACGAACCGGGAAAAGGCTGGCTGCCGGTCGGGAAACGGGTACATCCCGGTACAGAGTGAGGGACGACTGCGGGAGCGGTGCGGGAAATCTTCGGGAGTGCGCCTTACTCTTCACTCGCCTGAAAATCGCGGGGGAGTGTCATTCCCTCTCGTGCAGCTACTGGACTCCAGTCTGCCAGACCATCATCGGGTCTCAAGCGATTTCAGTAGGTTTTCGGGGAGAAGAAAATTCTGCCCACCAGCCCCGCGGCGCGCGTAGAGCAGAATATCGTAAATACTGGCTCCCGTGTCGTTCCCGGATATTCACTGCCCAGCCTGGCTTTCCCGACATAAAATCCTTTTTCGCCTTTGTCTTATTGCGATAATAACACCAATAAGTAAACAACATATTTAGACGTTATAGAAACGAAGTGAGGATGAAGAGATGATTAAGATGCCTGTGACGGTTGAGGTGTGGGGCGTGGATTCCCTGGCTGAGTGTCTGGATGCAGTGGGGCCGGAGTTGTACCGCAAGTTGTGGTCGTTCGTCCCGCAGAAGGGGAATCGCCCAAAGGGAAGGATATCTGGCATCTGCTGAGTGAAGATGAAAAGCGGGAGCTGGTGGACGCGGTACACAGCGAGTTCCCGGAGGACGAAGATTAAGAGTGAGGTCACCAGCACGGTGGCTTTTGTCGCTATTAACCTCCGGGGCAGCGCAGCACCGTAACGATATACTCTGTGGCCGTTTTCTTACTGGTATTGTTTACGCAATTCAGAAAACAACATGTTTAAGGATTGCTTTATGTTTGCAAATATCGACATCAACCAAATCAAGAAAATGACTCAAAAAGAGTTTGACCAGTTTTATGAGTTAGAAGGTTGGTCTTCCACGCTGATCAATTCGCGCTGGGTGCTTGAGCTGATGACTCGTGATGATGCTCCTGCTTTGATTATTTGCGACATGGGTGAAGATGCTGACTTTATGGATATGAGCGAATTTTGTGTGGACACATACAACCGCAGCCAGAAGTACTACTTCACATGCGATAGCGAGAATGACGTGATTTCTAAGCTCTATCTTCACCTTGTCCAGCATTGGGACGTGCAGGAATTCCTTGAGTTATTCGCGTAAGCCCAACCAAAGCCAGCACCGCCTGCTGGCTTAACTTCTCTGTAGCCGTAGGGAAGAACCACCTTTAGATAATTCATGTGCCTGAGCAATATGCTTTGTAGCCGTTTTTACACTGGTATTATTTACGCCATTGAGAAAACAATTTGTTTACGGAGTAGTGATGAATACTTCATTGGTGCTGGGTCTTGCTGAAGGCCAGGAGAGAAAAGAAAAACCAACCTTAATGGGGCATCTCACATTGCTGGATATCGTAGCGAATGGGACTTCTATCCGTCTGTTTCGTGAAAAAGCCATTACCTTCGACGCGGGCAATTTTACGCGCTATGTGATGGTAGTTCGTCGCCGGCGTGGAAGAGGGTGGATGTCGGTCCAGAAAATGTGGCCAGAGGACCAGCTTGAACTGGCGCTGATGGAAGCTAACCGTGTCGCCCAACAAGAGATCCAACGAGCGTCTGTTCAGGCGGTAGCTTAAACATGTGCAAGCAGTAGTTAGTCGAATGTACGACAGCCCCGCCAATCCTTCGGGGCTTTTTTGTATTGTAAGTACTTACTTATGATAATAAAATTAAAAATTAAACAATAAGGAGAGTGAAATGACCGTTAAACGCGAAAATCTGACCCTGGATATGTATTATGCATCAGAGACGGAAAATGGAGACAAAGTTGCAAAAATTACAATTGTGCTACGCGATAATGCCTCCGGCGAAGAAGTTCACACCAGTACCTTAACTCGCACCGGCGAGGCGACAAAGGGGAAATATTCGGTGCGTTACCAAAGCATCAGTAATGCTTCTGACCCTTTACTGATAAAACTGGAAACTCATTTCCGTGGCGCGGATCAGACGTTGTTTGAAAATTTGATGAAAAAGGTCGATACGGTTTATACATCGAGTTTAAATACCAATAGTACCTGGATGGGACAACACGGTCTGCGAATAATCTCCGGCGAAAAGATCGACACCATTGTCCCTGAAAGCGTATTCGCTTAATCCTCTTTGAATGGCGCGTAAACCGCGCCATTTTCTTATGTCCGATAACAATTTGTTTTCTGCCTTATCTGATTTGTGAAAATGATTTCACTGAAGCAACTTAATAAGGAAACCATCATGGGACTTGATATATATATCGAGACGCAGCCTAAAAACGATCTGAATAACGAGGCATCCAGAAAGCAGGTTGCTTACTTCCGTAAGTTCAATGCGCTCGTTGGGTGGATGGAGCGCAACGTAGGTGAAGTCGAAAATTGTGAGCTTTTAGAATTAACGATGAATGACATTTGTTTTCTGAAGGCTCATTTGATGCACATAAACGAAAGTAATTGCGAAGAGTACTTGCCTACCCAGGAAGGTTCTTTCTTCGGCAGTCAGGAGTACGATGAAGGTTACTGGCATGATGTGGGGGAGTTGAAAGAGATTGTGGAAGATCTGATTAAGAACCACGACTTTCACAATAATAGACTGACCTTCTGCGCCTGGTGGTAAATATGGGCGATTTCAAGAAACGCCTGAAGGAGAGAGCCGAGATGGTCAGAAAGCGAAACGCCTCTTCTGTCATAAGATACGCAAGGCAGTTTAGTCGCAACAACAAATCAGTTGAGGAAAAGATCCTTAGCGTAATCGGGCGATAATTATTAAGGCCACCAGCATTGGTGGTCTTAAATGACTTTTAATAACCGAAGGTTAGTTTGAAACCTGGCTATCAACTTCCAGAACCTTTCTTGTGTATTCAGCCTGTATTAACTTCTTTTATGTCTTATCTACACTGCGATAATTACACCAACAAGAAAACAATATGTTTACGCAGTGAGGATATGCTCATGACTGATTTCACCATTACCCCTAAAGCACAAAATGTATTCCTTGAATCATGGCTGGACTTGCCGGAAACAGAACAGCAAGAAATGGATCATGTGGAATATGACGAGCAGGTAAGCACGCGATTCTTCCACTTTGAGGGCTGCGTTTACGACATTGCCAACTTCATGCGAGATGACCGCTTCCCTGAATGGCACGCAAGCTATCCACTAAACGCCTTCGCCATGCTGATGATCCGTGTGGATGATTCAGGGGATACCATCGACATCGGTCTGCTCCACTAAAGAGTAAGGCCACCAATGCTGGTGGCCTTAAATGACCATCCTGTTTTCTGCAGGCTAAAAACACCAACCTCTTACCTCCAGGCAACCGACAAACCCACCTGTTCCCGTCCGGCTACCGCAACTTTCCACTTTGACGCCTTATTCGTACAACGATAATTAACACAAACAAGAAAACAATTTGTTATTTACGATAAGGAATTAATCATGAATTTTATCGCTACTGTAAACGCACCCGCACATGGCAATATCGCTGTAACGTTCTCTGACATTGAAAAACGAGTACTTGGTGCATGGCGCGACAATGAGACGGTAGAACTGTCAGCACAAGAAAAATGCATTATTGCACGCGACATCATTGGCAATCGTCGTTACTCGCGGGTATTTGAGAAAGCATATGTGGTAAATTCTGGATTCGGAACGTTCGTCTTTCCGGTGCGCTCCGGGCGATTCTGCCAGTCCAAGCTGATTGAGTTCGCTACGCAGATTTCTGTCTGGATTAAAACTCAATCGTCGTTCAAATTTTCCGACGATGAAGCAGTATCGCAGGGGATGCGGATCGCCAACAATGCAATAAAATGCAAAAACATTACGTATGCCGCTGGCGTTGACACATGGAAACTGTTTTGCGCTAACTTTATGCTGAATGTATACGCAAGCAACCGCATCCACATCCTTGATGGCGTGTAACTGAGAAGAGGGCCAGAAACGGCCCTTTCTCTATAGCCACCAGCTGCCGCAGGGAAATTTTCAGAAACGGCGAGGAACGCATTCATGAGCCGAAGGGAAACGACCATGAAATTTTCTGGAAACGGCGGGGGGCGCCTTTATGTAGAAAACTGAGCGGGAGAAACCCGGAATCGCGCCAGAAATTGCGTAGCGGCGCTGGGGCAGCGCTGGTGGGGTTTCAGCCCCTGGGCCATCCAGATAGCTTTCGCTATGTGATTATGTGAATCCGTGGGTAAATCACTGTAAGCGCGTACACGTTGCCCAACGTGGCAATCATATGCGAGCGGATACAAAACAACACAAAGAGCCGATCCGCGCCGACAAATAAATGCGGATCACATAGCAAGACTAAAAGCCAATGATTAACCATACTCTATAGCGCAATATAACGCGTTTTAAGCGCGTTAATGTGTTAAGTAATGGGTATGTACTGACAAGGATATAAAAGCGCGTCTATGGCGTTATTTTGGTGCTTATTTTTATGTTGTTGGAGCGAGTTAAAGACAATAAAAAACGCGCCAATGATGGCGCGTTATGGTGGGAGTATTGGAAACGAAAAAAGCGCCCATAGTGGGCGCTCGATTTTATTTGTGTAAACTAATTTTGAATCCCATTTCTACAAACGCTTTTAACATTAAAAATATATCAGCGTCATTCACGTCTGCTTTTTTTCGCTCCTGGTCGTTCAATAAGTCAATTTTGCGCGTTGTTTCATTTATAAACTCGACTGCGCGCCCAGCGATCCCAGCGATCCCAGCGATGCGATTAACATAATATTCATTATGGACGTTAACGCCAGCGATAAGAACAAACATGATTAAGCTCCTTAAAACTAGCGCCCATAGTGGGCGCTATATCCATCTAATTACGCTTTGAAAGCATCAGCCAGATAGTTATAAAAATCATTTTTAACGAAGCGATATTGCTGTGATCCGTTTTTCGCTGCACCCATTCCTTTGATTTTTTCGACCAGTCCCAGACGTTCGCAAAGATTGATAAGCTGGTTGGCTTGAGTGTATCCTGCGTCTAATTTTATTTCGTTGGCTTTTTTCGCTTCATTCATTAAATCGAAAACAGCGCCATTGGTGAACGTGTCGATCTCGTCGTTAATCATATCGATTAATGGGTGATGCTGCCAACTTACTGATTTAGTGTATGATGGTGTTTTTGAGGTGCTCCAGTGGCTTCTGTTTCTATCAGCTGTCCCTCCTGTTCAGCTACTGACGGGGTGGTGCGTAACGGCAAAAGCACTGCCGGACATCAGCGCTATCTCTGCTCTCATTGCCGTAAAACATGGCAACTACAGTTCACTTACACCGCCTCTCAGCCCGGTACGCACCAGAAAATCATTGATATGGCCATGAATGGCGTTGGATGCCGGGCAACTGCCCGCATTATGGGCGTTGGCCTCAACACGATTTTACGTCACTTAAAAAACTCAGGCCGCAGTCGGTAACCTCGCGCATACAACC